AAGAAAACAAAAGATTGGTACAATAACGTATTAAACATAGGAGGAGAGGACACAGATGAAGAAGATACTATTATCTCTGTTAGTGCTAAGTTCCGTAGTTCAGTCAAGTGAATATGACGCACTACTCGACTCAAGCACTGCCATAGTCGATAAGATTAACACTGGCATCCTCCTAGTGGGCGCAGGTATGGAGTACGCCAATCAGGGTGACGCTTTGTCTGATGGTACTCTATCTACTACAGCACACATACAGGAAGCACAAGTACAGGCGTACAACACTGCGTTAAATAACTTTGCTACTAATTATCAGCCATATGGTGACGTTAAGGCTGTATTAGAGAACAAGGCTATGGAAGAGTTAACATTAATGGATGAAGCCATAGATGTATTCACTGAAGCCGTGGTGGATATGATTTCAGTTGTGGAAGTAGCTGAACGAGTAGAAGAGGCACAAGGTAATCCACAGCAGGAAGAAGAAGTACAGACGTTTGTAGCTGAGACTATGGAAGTCCTACAGATTGAACAAGAGACTGTTGACACGTACAACCAGTCAGTAGATGACATTGAGACTCACGCTAACAACGCTAGTGCTTATCTAGCTGTAGCTAACTCAGAGGAAGCTGTAGCATTCCTAGAGCAAGGCGTTGAGAGTGCTAACACTACAGCGGAACAGACTAACATCTTCTATGACGCTAACGCACAGTGGGTGTCTATGGGTTACAACACCACACGTAACCTAACGGCTGTATACCTTAATGGTGGTGATGGTATTGGCTTAGACTTATACGTAACAGAGACTGATGTATTAGCCGCAGGTAGCGAGTCAGAGTTCTTTCAAACAGGACCAACTTACTTAGGCTACTCTTGCTTTATGTATGGAACGGAGTGTGTTGAACTATGAGTTTAGAAAGTACAGAACTTAAGATAGGTGACACATCATTCAAGGGCGTATGGATTGCCATTGTACTTGGTATTGGTAGTACTATAGGTGGTGGCGTATGGACAGCCTCTAGTTTGTACAGCAGACTGGAAGCAGTGGAAGCACAACAGATACCCGATATAAGCCCCATACGTGAGAATCTAGCCACTTTAGGCACAAGGTTAGAGACACTACTAAGTCAGCAAGAAAAGCTCTTAGAATTGAATACAGACGTTTCTAAGCTATCTAACGATATAGAAGCTATGAAAGCTACGGTTGCTACAGCAGAGATTATTATCAACGACATTGGCGATACAGAAGTAAAGTTCAAAACATTAACTAAAGAAGTCGAGGATTTGTGGAAGGGTATGGACTACCTTAACTCAAGTCCCTTACAGAGGTAAACTATGTTACAGCAACTTATCGGACCAGTAACGGGACTACTTGACAAATTCATAGAGGATAAAGACAAGAAGAATGCTATCGCGTTTGAACTTTCGACAATGGCTGAGAAACACGCGCAGGAACTTTCGAAAGCGCAACTTGAAGTTAATAAGACAGAAGCGGCACACCGAAGCCTATTTGTATCGGGTTGGAGACCTGCTGTTGGTTGGACTTGTTGTCTTGGACTTGCGAGTAACTACCTTCTTATCCCGATGGCAAATTTTGCGCTTGCTCTTGCCGATTCTACCATTGAAGTCCCTATACTAGATATGTCAACCATGATGCCAGTACTGATGGGTATGCTTGGTCTAGGTGCTATGCGTACCGTAGAGAAAGCTAAAGGCGTAGGGAGAAATAGATAATGAGTTATTCTTACAAACCCCCTGCATATTATGCGAGCCGACAGTCAACGGGTCGTGGTTCTAGCTACGCTGATGTTTATTCTAACAGAACAGTACAACAACGAGAGCAAAACAGAATAGAAGCGGAAGCAGAAGAAAAACGTGCGGCTGAAAGGGAAAGAATACGCAATGCTCGTATAGCAAAAGAACAGGCAGAAGAAAGAAAAAGATTAGCTGAAGAAGAAAGAAAAAGAAAAGAAGCTGAAAAAAAAGCCTATGATGCTAAAATACTATCTGAATCTAAAAAAATTGCTCCTGATTATAGGGAATCTTATGACGCAGGAAATCCTAGAACTTTTACTGAAGCTAAACAAGCGGCTGATGAAACCTATATGCAGTATTGGTATGATAGAGCTAATAACATTAGTAAAAACTGGACACAGAAAGATTATGACTTAATACTTAACCCTCAGTATGAAAATGTAAAAGTACCTGTAGACCCTAAAAGAGGAATGTTCAAAAACGAAAGAAGACGTAAATTACCAGAAAATTATGGCTTGTACAAAGGATATCAAAATAGAATTAAAGAAGGTGTGTTGGATTTTTCCACTGAGGAAACACACAAAAGGCTTATCAATCCTCCTCACAGGCGGGGATACGGCAAGCGTCAGTATTGGGTAAGTGAAAGTAACCAACTACGTCAAGCTGTAGAAGCACAAGCGGACGTAATGAAGGACTTCTTGGATGACGCAGGTGTTCCAATAGTTCAGAAGTACGAAGACTTAGAAGGTTTCAAAAGACCTGACTCCTTCCGTGGTGAAGGTATTTATTTAAACACAGGTACTGCGGCACACATTGATTGGGATGCAGGTCTTAAAAGAATGCAACGGTATCAGACTTCTCCTGATGCAGAACTAGGTACATACAGTAATGTATTTGTTAGACCAGACCCTGAAGGTATTGCTAAACCATTAGCCTTTGTGGGTGCTATAACAGGCAACCCGTGGTTAACAGCAGCAAGTTCTGTAGCCGCAGGTGGAGACATTGAGGATGCAATTAAAGCAGGGGCTAAAGGTTATGCAATAGGACAAATAACTGCGCCTATACTTGAAGACGTTGTGGCTGACTTTGGTATTGATAAAGACCTTCTTGGTATGGATGCTGAAGCCTTTTCAGAAGGTATGATGGATGTTCAACACGCAGTGTTAGACGGTGGTAATGTTGAGGTAGCGTTGCTAAAAGAGTTTGGTGTTGATGCTGTTAAACAACTAGGGAGTGCTTTACCTGATGTTGATATTGACTTACCAGAGTCTCAGTTCTTTTCAGACCTCGGAGATGCTCTTGAGCCTGTAGTAGGTGCTGTAAGAGCAGGTGGTCGTGCTATTGATGATGCAGTGTTACAGCCTATAAAGACAGGATTAGAGCCTGTAGTGGACGTAGCACAACAAGGGATTGATGTTCTTCAGCAAGCAGGGCGTGACTTTGATGATACGTTTATAGACCCTATTGATGATGTAATAGACGCGTTCGGTTCAGAAGTAGTAGACCCTACGTTACAAACTTTAGGGGAAGTAGGTCAAGATATCATAGACCCTATTGATGCTTTTATAGACGCTATTGATAGTCCTTTAGGAGATTTGTTGGGAGCAGGGGGTGACTTACTTGGAGGTATGTTAGGTGGCAGTCAGGGACAACAGCAACAAAGAACAGCCTCTACGCCTACAGAAGGTTTGTTTGATAAAGAACTATTTAAATTTGACACAGAGATTAAGTCTACACAGGAAATGCTTAGTCCCATGATGAACTTAAGGAAGTACGGATAATGACTTATTTACAACTAGTAAACAGTGTACTACGCAGACTACGAGAAGACGAAGCCTCTAGTATTGAAAACTCAAATGACTCCTATGTAAAACTAATAGGTGAGTTTGTCAATGATGCTAGACGCATTGTTGAGGATGCTTGGGACTGGTCAGCACTTAGAAGTACAATCACAGTAACTACTACTGATGATGTATTTAGTTATAGCATGACGGGTACTAACAACTCATTTAAGATACTGGACGTTATTAACGATACGTCAAACTTCTTTATGCGTTCTGCTAGTTCTTCTTGGATGAACAACGCGTACCTAGTCCAAGAGCCTACTAAAGGCTCACCTGAGTACTACTCTTGGAATGGTGTGGACGCTAACGGCAATGCCTTAGTTGACTTATATCCTAAGCCTGACAAAGCATATACATTACGATTTAACATTGTTGATAGAGCAGACCCATTTGCTCTTGACGCAGATAAACTAGTTGTACCTTCATCACCAGTAGTACAGTACGCAGTAGCCTTAGCCTCCCGTGAGCGTGGAGAGACAGGCGGTACTTCAGCACAAGAGTTATTCTCTTTAGCGGACACTACGTTAGCAGATGCAGTAGCGTTTGATGCCGCTAGATTCCCTTCTGAAACTGTATGGACACCTTGCTAATGGCACAACGATTACAGAACATTACAGTACAAGCCCCAGGATTTGCGGGCATTAACAGTCAGGATTCACCACTGTCTCTTGACCAATCCTTTGCGGCTACCGCTAGTAACTGTGTTATTGACGAATATGGACGTATAGGGGCGCGTAAGGGCTATACAGAACAGTCCTCTAATGTTTCCTTTGCTACAGGCAGTCGTGGCGTAGAGGCTGTATTTGAGTCCTTAGACGCTAGTGGTGACAAAGTAGTATTCTCTGCGGCTGACAATAAAATATATTCAGGTCTTGACTTTTCATCTGACATAACACCTGCGGGTTCTACACCTGCTATATCGGCAAACAACTGGAAGATTGTTAGCTTTAACAACCATACGTATTTTTACCAAAGAGAACATGAGCCTTTAATCTATACAGACTCTAGTGGTTCTGGTGTACTAGCCAAACATAGTTCTTTTAGCGGTCAGACTCCACCGCCACAGGCTAATGAAGTTATAGGCGCATATGGTAGACTATGGGCGGCTGATGTATCTGGTAACACTAAGACTGTTTACTGGAGTGACACATTACAGGGACATAAGTGGTCAGGTGGTACAGCAGGTTCTTTAGACTTAACCACAGTATTCCCCACGGGTCACGATGAGGTTGTAGCGTTATCAGCACACAACGGATTCTTGATTATATTCTGTAAGCGTTGTATTATTATTTACTCAGGTGCTGAAAGCCCTGCTAATATGGTACTACACGACACTGTAGAAGGCGTAGGTTGTATTGCTAGAGACTCTGTACAACACACAGGTACTGACATCTTGTTCTTGTCTGAAGATGGTGTACGTAGCTTTAGTCGTACTATACAAGAAAAGTCAATGCCTATGCGTGACATTAGTAACAACGTACGCACTGAGTTAACTACATTAGTTAGACAGCAAGCTAATCCTATTAAGTCTATCTACAGTGCAGATGAAGCATTTTACTTATTGTCTTTACAAGATAGTCAGACAATCTATTGCTTTGATATGCGGGGTACTTTACCTGATGGTGCTAACAGAGTAACCACATGGGCAGGTGTTAACCCTCGTAGCCTAGCGATACTACAGGACGGTAGTCTTTACTTTGGCAGAGAGAATGGTATATTTAAGTACGGAGAATACTTAGATGATGGTAGTACTTATCAAATGCTTTACTACAGTAACCCGTTAAACTTTGGTAACTCTACTAACCTTAAGTTCCTTAAAAAGTTTAACATTACAGTTATTGGTAACGTATCTGCACAGACTACATTAGCATGGGGATATGACTATGACGGTGGGTTCACTAAGAAAAACTTTAGTACTGAATTAACTAACACACCTATATCTGAGTACAACGTAGCTGAGTTTAGCATAGGTCAATTTACAATAGGTACGGACATACAACGTCCTAAGATTAACACAAGCGGTAGTGGTACTGTAGTAACCATAGGTATCGAGTCTACTATCAATGGCGCACCTTATTCAATACAACAAATAGACGTACACGCTCTACTAGGGAGATTAATTTAAATGACTGATTATACTATAACAACGAACTTCGGAGCAAAAGATAGTCTTCCTTCAGGTAACGCGGGTAAGGTGATTAAAGGCTCTGAGTTCACAACTGAATTTACAAACATACAGACAGCGGTAAATACTAAGGCTGACACAGCAGGTGACACGTTTACTGGTGCAGTTAACTTTAGTGCTGATGTAGCTGTTAATACTAACACATTATTTGTTGATGTGTCTACGGCTAACGTAGGTATAGGTACTGCTAGCCCTCAAGCCCCTTTACACGTTCATGGTGATATTAACTTAGGTAACAGCGCAGGTGCTGATGCGGCTGATGTCGAAATTGCATCTTTAAACTTTTACAACAGAGACACTAGCGGCTCTGCACCTAATAACGCCTCAATAATAAGAGCGTATTCACACTCAGCTACAGGTTCAGGCGCATATTTAACATTTGCAACATCCTTTGGTGGTGAATCAGAAGGTGCTGATGCTACAGAAAAGATGCGTATAGACTCATCAGGCAACGTAGGTATAGGCACTACTAGTCCTGACCAGAAGGGTCATATTAGCGGTGCAGGTACGCAATACTTGCGAGTTGAAAACACAACAAACGGAGTTGTGACTGATTTCGGAACAACTAGCACAGGTTCTGCAATTATCAACCGTAGCGCACATCCAGTGTCGTTTTTCACAAACGCAGAAGAACGTATGCGTATTGACGCATTAGGAAACGTAGGTATAGGTACTGATAGTCCTGATGCACTGCTTCACGTTAATGGCGGTGATGTAAAAATATCTAGCGATTTAGATACATCTAATGGAGACGGAAAACCTGCTATATTGTTTGCTGAAACTATTGGTGACGAAGTTAATGCGGCTATTGTTTATAATGGTGACGGAGTAGACGCAGGCAATAACTACATAGGTATTGGTTGTTTTGATTACGCTCTTGCAACAGAAGATACTTTAGCGGAACAAAAACTTGCAACCACCTTCAATGTTAGAAGAGATGGAAAAGTAGGTATAGGTACTACTAGCCCTAGTGTAAAACTTCATATTGATAACGGAGCAACATCGAATCTTATTACACAGGTGTTTGGTGGCAGCTCTATTTATTCTGGTGTAGGAGTTGATGGCACTGGTGCTATATTAACAGCGGGAAGCTCAGGTAGTGCAAACGCATCAATGATATTCCGTACTGCATCTAATGGTACTGAAACAGAACGTATGCGTATCGACTCATCAGGCGACTTAATGGTGGGTACTACTGACGAAAATGCTTTAAATGGCGGCTTTAGCGTTAAAACTGGCACAGTGCCTTATATAAACGTAGGTCATGCTTCTTCTGTTGCTAGTGGTAATTATTATGCTGCATTTAGACACGGGACTAATACGATAGGAACAATTGCACAAAATGGTACAACAAGTGTTTTATATAACACCTCATCCGATGAACGCCTTAAGGAAAACATCACAGACTCTGTTGATGCAGGTAGCAAGGTTGATGCTATACAGATTAGACAGTACGACTGGAAAGCTGACGGTTCTCACCAAGACTATGGTGTTATTGCACAAGAGTTAGTAACTGTTGCACCTGAAGCAGTACATCAACCTGTAGATGAAGAAGACATGATGGGTGTTGACTACAGCAAGTTAGTACCTATGCTAATTAAAGAAGTACAATCGCTACGTAGTCGTGTAGCAGAACTGGAGAATGTATAATGAGTAACTGGTTTACAGATTTACTAGGTGCGGGCGCAGGTTATTACAACCAAGATAAAGCGGCACAAGCGGCACTTGAGTTAGGACAAGAAAGCGCAGAGAAGCTGTATGGTCTCGGTGAAGACGTAGCGGGCAGGGCTGAGTTTAAACCTTTTACAGTAACTACAGGGTTAGGTTCAGCTACTACGGATGCTCAAGGTGGTTATTCTTTACAGATGTCCCCTGAGCAACAAGCCCTTCAGAACCAACTAATGTCTGGCGCACAGTCTTTGTTTAGTCAGGCAGGTGTAGACCCTAGTATAGCACAGGGTAAACTGTATGAGCAAATTAGAGCCACTCAGCGTCCTGAAGAACAACGTAACGCTTTAGCCTTAGAGGAACGTATGTTATCTCAGGGACGCTTAGGGTTAAGTTCTGATGCTTATGGCGGTGCTACTCCAGAAATGTTAGCACAACAGACTGCTGTACAGGAAGCTATGGGCAGGGCGAACTTAGGGGCTAGGACACAAGCTATGGCTGAACAGAAGCAGATGTTTGATACAGCCACGGGTATGATGAATCAAGGCTACAAGCCGCAGGAAGAAGCACTAGCGGCTCTTGGTTATGGTATAGAAGGTGGTAAACTTGCACTCACAGGGGCAGGAACAGGTGCTGAGTTGTTTGGTAAATTAGGTCAGTCTGGTATTGAAGCATTAATGCAAGGTGCTGAGTTAGCGCAAGGACTTGAGGCAGGTAAACGTCAAACACTTACTGAAGCATTGTTGGGTAGAGAACCTACGATACAAGAGCAAATCTTAGCGAATAAGTATGGTTTAGACTTAGGAGACATGGGTGGTATGCTTACTGATGGGGTTGATTGGTTAAAGGATTTGTTTGGTAACGATGATGACGCTGTCGCACGAGATTACGATTTTACATAATAGAGGGAAATACTAATGGCTAATAGAGATATAGCAGGATTATTAACAGGCATCCCTAGCGGTGGTATTGACCCTCGTACACAGATGTCAGGTAGAGATATGCTCGTACAGAGTGCCTTAGCAGGTCAACAACGCATGGCGGGTGGTTTACGTGGTATGATGGGTGGTGGACCAACAATACAGGAGCAGATTGTACAAGCGGCAGGTGAGCGTAAAGCAAGTCAAGAAGAGATGGTTAGAAACTTTGCTACTAAAACACCTGAAGAAAAGAAAAACATAATTAATGTTCTTAGGTCTCAAGGTGAAACTGCCCTTGCGGGTCAGCTTGCGAGTCAGATGTCTACATCAGTAACCCAAGCGCAAGCGCAAGAGCGTTTAGATATTCAGCGTTTAACAGCGGAGCAAAAAAAGACAGAACTAGGTGCGGGTGATAAGAAATATATTAGAGCCGTTAGTGATGAGGCTGATGTGGCAGGAAGTCAAGTAAGTACTCTTCTAGGTTTAGCTAATGATTACTCCAGAACTAGACCTATGGGTGGTGTTGGTGGTAAAGCAATGGACAAGTGGAAAGCTACTTTCGGAACTCAAGATGAAGTTTCGAGAATTAAAACACAGTTCCAATCTGTAGTAAATACTAACATTATCAACAGCTTACCCCCTGGAGTTGCATCGGATAAAGACATTGAAATGGCTAAATCTGGCTACATGAATAACTCATGGAGTGCAGAGCAAATTGAAGAGTTTCTTAGAGGTCAAGCCAAGCTATCAGCCTTTGTAGCAGAAAAGAAGAACGCTAAAGCTAAATGGGTGTCTGATAGAGGAGGAGATTCTTCAGGATTTAACGAACACTGGAGAGAGGTTATTTCGCAGGAAGGTTATAAAGAAATGGTGTCTCAGAAATATGGCTTGAGTGCTTACAGAATACCTGCTCCTGATGTTGACTTTAACCCCGATTTAGTGCCTACAGGAAATACCAGTGGTCAAGTTAACCCACTAGGGAGACGTAGATAATGACGGATAGAACTTTACCTTCAGGTCAAGTGATTCGTGGAGTTCCTGATAACTTTACGAACGCACAACTAAAAGAATATGCTATAACTAACGGTTTAGCTACAGAAGAAGACTATAACCGAGACATGAAAACTAACGCTGACTATTTTTCCTTAGTAGGTGAGATAGGCGGTAGTGTTGGCGGTGCTATTGCAGGTGCTAAGTATGGAGCATCTGTAGGTACTGCTGTGTCGCCTTTCTTCGGTACTCTTATCGGAGGAGCAGTAGGGGCGGCTACAGGTTACTTTGCAGGGGAAGTAATTGAGTCTTATTCAGAAGATAGAGACTTTGATGTAGAAAAGGAAACACAAAATGCTTTAAAAGCAGGTGCAACAGACGCGGCATTCGGTGGTGCTTTCGGTCTTTTAGGTAAAGGACTATCTAAGGTATACAAACCTATGAGAGCAATGTTTCAGCCTGTATATCTTAAAGGTGGTAATGAGTCAGAGGTAGCGGAGACAGTATTGGCTATCAGGAGAGGAGAGACCACCTTAGAGGAAGTAGCCGCAAGGGGTGATATTAACGCTGAGTTTGCTAGAAAGGTTGAGGAAGGTCTTGTTAAAAGAACGGAAGACCTTGAGAGAGCCGCTCGTTTACAAAGTAAACTTGCCGACAGCGGTACAGGTCTGTTCCCTTCACAGGCTGTTCCTGAGTATAAGGGCATGGGTCTAGCGCAAGACTATTCGTCATCTTCTTATCTACTAGGTAAGAACTATGATGAAACATTAAAGGGTCAGGACGATTACATTACCGCACAGTTTACTGAATTAGTCGGTAGAGCCACCACGGATAAGACTAGAGAAGAAACAGGCATTGCTTTAGCCAAGCTAGTACAAGATTCAGACAAAGCCTTACAAGCTGTTGTAGACCCTTTGTATAAGGCTATTGACAAAGAAGGTGCTGTATTCGTAGGGACTGGTAATGTTAAGAATGCAGTTAGGCGTGGCTATGATAAATTACGTGCTAAAACATCTTCTCAACAGTCTGTGATGAAAGCTGTAAACGCTATTCCCGCTAAGTTAACCCCTGCTGAGGTTGTCAAGCAGAAAAGAAAACTAACCCAGTTATTGCCCAATGTTGCAGGAGACCCTATAGCGCGTAAGATGATTAATAGTGCGCTTAAGAACTTAGACGGAACATTGGCTCGGAATAAGAACCTTGTGCGTCCTGCTTCTACTATCGCTTTAGGTAAGGATGCTCTTAACTTATTAACAAACAAGTTTGGTGAGACAGGTATTTCAGGTGGTCATAAAGAGATTGCTCAAAAGTTAAACAGCTTACGAAAAGATATGTCATTTTCTGAAGCACATAAAGAGCTTTCAGAGTTAAAGGCTCGACAAAGAAATATGCAGAAATCTGTGGGTGAGAAAAGCACTCAGGCAGAAAAGTTAATTAACAAGGCTATCGGAGAGTTGGAAAACTCAATGGAAAGTGCCGCTAAAAACTTTAATCCTGAACTAAAGATAAAGTACGACAACCTTAAAAAGATGTACAAAGAAGGGGTTGACACTATACACGGCAAATGGATAACAAAGTCACTTAACAAAGACAACGTAGCTGACATCGGTCAATACTTAGTAAAGAGCGGTGAGAACATTGGCGTTAATGAAGTAAAAGCATTAATCGCTAAAGCTAAACAACTTAAAGTAGATAATGCGGGTAACAATATATTAGAAAGCATTGAGAAAGAGTTTTTAAACAACCTGTTCCCACAGAAAAATACTAAAGAAGGTACTGACTTTGTTCGTAGAATGAACACAGCTAAGTTCCGTGATACGTTCAACGCTATTGTTGGTAAAGAAAAAGGAGATAAGCTAGTAGAGTTAGGCAAGGAAATTAAACAACTGTCTGATGGTATTAAAGGCTCTGAGTCTGCTCTTTCTCTATCTGTACGTTCGGGAGAACTCAGTGGGATAAGGAATCCTACTCTTAGTGGTGGTTTAGGTTTTGTAGTATTAGGTTCTTTTGTAAAGAAAGCTATGAGTCCTGAAAAGATTCAATCTAAGATAAATCAACTTAAGATAATAAACGCAAAGTTACTTAAGGGAGAACCGATACCTAAAGGTCTGATAACAAGGTTCATGGAAAATATGGGTCAGACTGGAGCAGGAGCAGGTTTGGCTATTGGTGCTACAGTACCGCAGGAATAACAAAAGGGGGCATTGCGCCCCCTTAGTTTTACCTATGCTATTTCACACGCGCCTCCGACACACGCCAGTTCTTGCGAACCTGTAGTATTATCTTCCTTCTCGAAGTGTTCTAAGTCTTCCCACTTAATATCCACTGGCATAGCCGCTAGTAACTCCTCATACTTCTCAGCGGTTATGTCCTCATAAGGGGCTTGCTGATAAACATGGTCACTCACAGGCAACAAACTAATACCACTGACACTATCAAAGTTATCCCATATCCACTGTGCTATTTGCAGGAACTCACTATCTGTATAATAAACAGTGATACTTGGCTTATGTTCACACCAGTAATCTTGGTACTTCTTCCAGACCTTTAGCTGTTCCATCGCACCGACCTGTTTTACTGTAGTACTGCTGTCGGGTGACTTGATAGGGAAGCCAAAGACCAGTGAAGACTTACTCATTACGTCATCTTCTACAGGGAAACCTGCGGCTGTCATGTACTGAGCAAGCGGGTCTTTCTTGTCTGAACGTACTCTACGGATATAATGCTTAGAAAAACGGGGATGTATGCCACTAGCAGAGTCAACAAGCTGAGACACAGTACCGCTTGGCTTAACACAAGTAATAGCCGCAGACTGAGCAATGCCAAGTTTGTCAGCCCATTCTTTATTAGTTTTGATTGCAACATCTTTCATCTCCGTCAACCACTTATCTAGGTCAGGCGAATCTTTACCCAACAAGTAATGGTCACATATCCCAGTTAAACTTACACCTAATAGTGCTTCTTCTTCTGTGTTTCTCTTCCATACATTGCGTAGGTAGCGGAAGTCAGTCAAGGTAGCCTGTAGAGTTCCGATGATGGAAGCTACTTCAACTTTCTTTTTAAGACTAACAAGGTCATCGTCTGCACGTATAACGACCTCAGATAGGTTACAGAACTGATTACTGCGTAGGATAATCTCAGAGCAAGGGTTAGTCCCAAAGTCCTGCTCAGGGTCTCTCCGTCCGTTCTTAG